GCGAGGTATAACTTGGAGGTGGCTTCCCGGCTGAAACCGTTCGAGCACTGGCTGTGGGGTCGACTCACTGGCCGGGTCTTGTTCGGGGGGTCCAATACCAGGGTTGTGGCGAAGGGGCTGTCTCCAAGACAGCGCGCCAATCTTATACTCCGCAAGTTCTCTTCCCTGGAGGAGTGCGTGGTGTTTGAGGTTGACGGACGGGCGTTTGAGGCTCATGTTGGGGTCTCTCAGCTGCAGCAGGAGCACGCGGTGTATAGGTCGGCCTTTCCAGGGGACACTGGTTTGGCCCGCTTACTGCGTGAGCAACTGACGTTGGCGGGTCGGTTGCCCTGTGGGGCGAAGTTTTCTCGCGAAGGCGGAAGGGCCAGCGGGGATTTCAACACAGGCATGGGCAATACGTTGATCATGCTTGCAATCGTTGTGGGATGTCTCGGCCGCCTTGTGCGGGTCTTTGACGTTCTAGCGGACGGTGACAATGCGTTGATCTTCCTGCGGGCTCCTGACGTCGAGGCGGTGATGGCAAACTTTGCTGCACTTGTACTTGAGCAGTCTGGGCACGAGTTCCAGCTTGAACGACCCGTTCGTATCGTCGAGGAAATCCGGTTTGGTCGCTCTGCTCCTGTTTACCTTGGTCCTGCTCTTGGATGGACCATGGTTAGGGATTGGCGCTCTGTGTTCTCTGGGGCACTGTGTTCGCACAGGTGGCTCAGGGAACCCAGGTTTGCCGCGGAGTGGCTGACTGGGGTTGCACGCTGTGAGCTCTCGCTCGCGGTTGGTGTTCCCTTGCTGCAGGCATGGGCCTTGAGGATCCTCTCATCATCGGGCTTTTCTGGTAGGGTGAGGTGCCACCCTTTCCGGGAGTATTTCATGATGGGCGCGTGGTTCGCGGGGGCTGAGGCATCAGTCGAAGTCTCACCCGAGGCTAGGGCTAGCTTTGAGCGTGCTTTTGGGTTGTCACCCCATGAGCAGCTCCGTGTGGAATCCTCCTTGGTTCCGCTGGACCTTCGGGTCTGGTCGGAGCTGGAGGTGACCGACACAATGGCATGCCCACCGGGTGTCTATGAGACGGAGGCTGATGCGGCGCAGTGGTAAGTTGTCGGGCGGCGCATGCCGATGCGCGAGTTGACGGGCTCTGTTTCGACAGAGGGAGGCGCAGGAAGATTCATTGCGTCGTGGTGCGTGTGGGCCC